CACAACAGAAAACGTAATTATGTACAATTTTCTTCAAGTAACGATGATGCGGAATTTTATAAAAAAGTATTACCATACCCAATAAAATATATTGGTAATAAAGGATATAGTTGGCATTTGTATAAAGAAGAAATTGATTTGGATTTAAAAAAATTAGGGTTGTTGTACAAAAATAGTCATACTAAATTTATTCCTGATTTATATTTATACAATGATTATAATACAAGGTTAGAATTATTAAAAGGTTTAATGGATGGTGATGGTTGTGCTATTAAAAATGCAGCAAGTGTATTTGTAACAACATCACAACAATTAGCCAATGATGTTTTGTTGTTGTGTAGAAGTCTTGGTATTAAAGCAAAAGAAAACAAAAGTAGAACATCTTATCGTATAGCAATACGAGCAACAATACCTATTTTTAAACTACCGAGAAAATTGCAAAAACAACACATTTACGATCAAACAGCAGTTGGTAGTAAAGCTCAAGGTATAATCGAAAGGAATGCTATTGTAAATATTGAATATGTTGGTCGTAAAAAATGCAAATGTGTCACGGTTGACAGTTCGGACGGTTTATATTTAATTGGTGATTATATTGTTACACATAATTGTAATAAGAAAGGTTTGTACTCATATTTTAGCAGAATGCATTCCACATATCTTCTCACAGAAACATTCCAATTTCTTCGTGACAAAGACTTGGCAAAAGGTGAGTCTTTTGGAAACACAGCTTATGGTACTACAGCGACACAACCGATAAAGAATTATTCTCGTGGTCTTATAAGGAATTGGTTATTAAAACCATACATAAAGATAGAACATAAAGACGGAGAGGATATTGAAGTATCATATCCTCAACTCTACAATCTGAAAAACGTGGCTTTGATAAAAGAATTGTCGATGTATGATTTGGATAATAACTTTGACCGCCACGATGCTTTGGCAATGTTAATGCTATATCGTGAGGATGTTTACAGATTGAATGCTGGTACTCCGAAAGCACGTGATGTTGATGAGGATGATTACGCAAACGATGATTTTTTCAAAAGTTTCGAAAAATCAAGACAACCAAAAAATCCAAAGTGGCTGGTTGAATAATTAATAACATATTAAATTAAAATTAAAGCTCTTGTAAAAAAGAGAATTTTTTTATATTTTTGTAAAAATAAAAGTATTATATATGGACAATTTTAAGAGTTTGCCACCTCAACAGTTACCTTTCTCAAAAAAAGGTACAGCTTGGCGTAAAAAACACTTGGATTGGGCAGATGATCGCAGTTATTTTAATAACAACAGAGTAAGAAAGTCTGTGTTGAACAAGCGTATAAATTACGATCTTGTAAATGGTAAAATACACATCGACGATTTGCTTCTGGTTTTGGATCCTTCCAATCTTGGTGAAACATTTACTCCAGAGGCTATTCAGCATTATCCCGTGATAAACTCCAAGTTAAATGTGTTGCGTGGTGAAGAAATAAGCCGTCGTTTTGATTTCAAAGTTGTCTGTACGAACCAGAGTGCTGTGTCTGATATTGAAGAAAAGAAACAGCAGGAGTTGTTCGAAAACATGCAGAACATAATACAGAGCACATCAACGTCTGAGGAAGAGCTTAAAAGCCGTATTACAAATCTTGAGAAAGAGTTCAAATACAAATGGCAGGATATACGTGAAATACGTGCAAATGCGTTGTTGAACCATTATATGAAAGAATATAACATCAACAATCTTTTCTCAAGCGGTTTCATGGATGCCATGATTGTTGGAGAGGAAATTTACAGATGTGATATTGTTCAGGGAGAACCTATTATAGAAAAAGTGAATCCAAACAAACTTCGTGTTTACAGGTCTGGATATTCGTCAAATATAGAAGACGCTGATGTTCTTGTATATGAGGATTATTGGTCTTTGGGCAAAATCATAGACACGTTTCATGATGTTCTTAAACCAGCTGACATAAAGTATTTGGAGGAACTTCCTTTCAGAGGTGACGAGGATGCCATGGCAAACCGTGACGACAGAAACGGTTTTGTTTTGGCTGATGAGGTTTTGAATGATCCGAACGCATTTGTCATTGACAGCTACGCTTTGTTTACCGACGGACGTGAACACGAGCTTTACGATGCTGACGGAAACATACGGGTATTGCAAGTATTCTGGAAAAGCCGTAGAAAAATAAAGAAAGTTAAATCTTACGATCCTGAAACTGGAGAGCCTGTTGAGAATTTTTACGACGAAACATATCAGATTAACGAAGCTCTTGGTGAAGAGGAGACTATCTATTGGATTAACGAAGCTTGGGAAGGCTATAAAATAGGCAAAGAGGTTTATACAAAAATGAGACCTCGTGAAATACAATATAACAGACTGAGTAATCCTTCAAAATGTCATTTCGGTTTTGTCGGAAGTTTTTACAATATCAACGAGGATCGTGTGTATTCTTTAGTTGACACATTGAAACCTTTCGCTTATTTGTATGATGTTGTTCACGACAGGCTTAACAAAGCAATCGAGGCAAACTTCGGACAGATGTTCGAACTTGACTTGGCAAGTATTCCAAAAGGTTGGACTATAGAAAAGTGGTTTTACTATGCGAAAAGAAACCATCTTGCAGTGAAAGACTCCTTCAAAGAAGGAAATGTCGGTGCCGCTACTGGAAAACTTGCTGGTGCTTTTGCGGCAAATTCCAGGGGAATAATAGGAAACGACACTGGAAACTATATAGAACAGCAACGTGGTCTTCTCGAATTCATAAATTACGAAATGAGTAATGTTGCTGGTATTACAAAGCAACGTGAAGGACAAGTGTCAAATCGTGAAACTGTTGGCGGTATTGAACGATCAACATTGCAGTCATCATATATAACAGAATGGCTGTTTAATCTTCACACAGACGTTAAAAAGCGTGTTCTTGAGTGTTTTCTTGAGACAGCGAAAATAGCCATGAGAGGCAAATCAAAGAAATTTCAGTATATATTGTCAGATATGTCACTTTCAATAATTGACATAGACGGTGATGAATTTGCTGAAAACGATTACGGTTTGGTTGTTGACAGTTCTCCTTATGCACAGAATCTGTCTGGAAAACTTGAAACTCTCGCACAAGCGGCATTGCAAAACCAATTGATCAGCTTCTCAACAATGATGAAGATTTTCACAAATCCTTCTCTTATTGAAACACAAAGGCTTATCGAGGAGGAAGAAGAAGCTATGAAGCAACAGCAAGCACAATTGCAGGAGCAGCAGGCACAGTTGCAACAGCAGCAAATGGAAGCACAAGCACAACTTGAGCAGGCAAAATTGCAACTTGAAGCTGAAAAGAATATTCGTGACAATGAGACGAAACTTGCCATAGCACAAATGCAAGTTCAGTCACAGTTATATAATAACACATTGAACCTTGAGTATAACTCACAAGATCCAGAAGAAAGTGTGAGACAGTTCGAAGAGAAGCTGAAACTTGACAAAGAGAAATTGCAGTTAGAAAAAGAAAAAAGAAACGATGACAAAAATTTCAAAAACCAGGAATTGAATCTCAAGGAGCAGGAAGTGCAAATAAAAAGAAAACAAGCTAATAAACCTAAAACAAGCAGTTAATGGAACTTACAACAATCGAATTGATCGTCACAATAGCATCAGCCATAGGCGTGGCTGAGTTGTTGCGGATATTACTTGAAAAATTATTGTCAAAGAAAAAGGATTCGCTTTCAAACAACAAAGACGAGTTTTCGAATCTTAAAGAAAGAATTGAATTTAACGAAAGCCAGACAAATGAACTTTTTAAACAGCAAGCTATTTTCAGATTTCAAATTTTGAAAATGTATGATGTAATAGCGGATCTTGTGGAGTGGAGTTGTATTGTTGATTGTCCGAAGAGAAAAACACGTGATGTTGATCTTGAAAAACTCAAAGATGTTTATGAACTGAAAACAAACACAGAGGAAAATGATAAAACTAGCTAATACATCATTAAAACGTCTGGAAGGTGTGGATTCCAGACTTGTTCGTGTTGTCAAACACGCTGCGGAGATAAGTGATTTGATGTTCAATGTCTCAGAAGGACTGAGAACAAAAGAAAGACAAGAACAACTGTTCAAGGAGAAAAAGACAAAGACACTCAACAGCAAACATCTTGTCGGTAGAGCTGTTGATCTTTATCCGATAGAGAATGGTAAAATAGCATGGAATAAGTTTGAGGAATTATCAAAAATAATGTTTAAATCGGCTGAGGATTGCAATGTTAAAATTACTTGGGGAGGCAATTGGAAATTTGTTGACAAGCCTCATTATGAAATATAATGGATAGTAAGTGTAAAACAATACTAGTGCTTTCAAGTATAATCATTATTTTGATTATACTTTTGTTTTCCTTTGTTCCGAGAAAAGAGAAAATAACAACTGTTGTGAAGGTGGAGCATCATACAGATACAGTTGTTGTCAGAAAGTCAGACACATTATTTAAAGAACACACATACTTTCTTCCTGGAAAAATAGATACTGTTTTTGTGTTCAACGAGTTTGACAGTCTTTTCTTAAATGGAATTGCATTGGATACTGTTTTTATAGACAGTCTTGTTTTCAATCTGATAACAAGAGACACAATAATAAAAGACACATTTTTCATAGAGAAAACGATAACAAAAGAAACAATAAAAAAACAGCATCTTGGTTTTGGAGTAAGTGTCGGTATTGGTGGTACTTACGGTGTGATAAACAAGAATTTTGATGTTGGACCAACAGTAAGTATGGGGTTGCAATATAATTTTTGAAGTAACCAAATATTACAACAGAATTAATATTATTGTTTTTTTGTGAAAATTTTGTTACTTTTGTAAATTAAGCTGAATAAAATAAATACTATGGAAGAATTGAGTTTGGAAAATGTCCAAATAGGTTTTGAAGACACCCTGTTTGAACCCGATGATACATCGGAAGAAAATGAAAAAACTTCAGAAGAAACAGAAACAGAAAAGAACGAAAAAAATGTCACTGAGGTAAATCCTAACGAACTGTTCGAGGACGATGATGAGGATGAACCAGAGAGCGTAGGTGATGAAGATAATAATCAAGAAGAAACAACTCCTAATCCTGGGAGTGCTGGAGATTCTTCAGCCGATTTTTATTCTTCCATAGCCAGTGCTCTCAGGAAGGATGGAGTTCTTGAGTATCTTGATGATGATACGTTAAAAGATATTAAAACTGCAGACGACTTTAAAGAAATGTTCAACAATGAAGTTGAACAAAGAA